GAAGCATTTATATTATCTGCTGAAGAAATAGAAATTCTCATACCTAAATTAGTAGGATTATTTAATGATTCTGGAAAGTAAGTATCTGTTAAAAAAAATACAGTGTTGCCTGCAGTGATAGAATTGTTAAATGCAGCTATTGCTATATTTGTTGTAGATGTAGTTGGTAAAAAAGTTTTAGAAGCTACATATGAATTATCTGGCATAATTTTTTTCCTTTTTAATTTTTAATTTTGTAATAAGGCCCCGAAGGGCCTTATAAAAATATTTATTAGTTAGTCGGCGCGTAAGTAATACCTCTGTCTTGCGACCCCATGAAATAATCATTGGATAAAGTATTAGCTGCTGCTGCTGTTAAACCAAAGTCCCAAGTCAAACCCATTCTAGATGCTGCTGTGTTTGTTAGTGGGAAAGCATCATAATTAACTGCTGCTTGTATTTGAGTTCCTGCTACAAATTGAGAAGTAGTTACTCCACCTGCGGTTCTACTAAAACAAGTAGCGTAAGGTTGTCTGTTAATGTAATAAGTTACTGAACTTCCTTTTACATTTCCATTAGCTACTGTTGCCGGGCTATTTATTAATTCAAAACCTAAAGTTATAAATTGATTTTGAGCCATTGTTCCTAAAGCAACTAAATTTGTGTCTGTAGGAGTTATAGCTAGTTCAGCACCTGCTGCTGATTTAATACAAGCTGATAATTGCTCTGCACCTGCATTCATTTTAAAACCAACTAAGTTAGTAACTGCTGCTCCAAATGTACTTCCAACTGCTACACCTTCTTCTGCCATTCCCCAAAATATATTTGGTAAACCTGCAAAAACTCTAGCGCCTACTGCACCTGTTACTGCACCATTTGAAGTTGTTCTACATTCAAAGTATAATCTGTTGCCTCTTAGTTGAGGAGTTGCATAGTTCATATTACCTTGAACTAAATTTCCATCATTTACTGCACCTACTGCTGGATTATTTACTACTCCATTTAAACTTCCATCATTACCTAATGTAGGTACTGCTGCCGCACAGTTAACTGCTGCTATTACAGACCAAAAATTGCCTGCTGCTGCACCTGCGTTAAATACGTGTTGATCAAAATCATCAATTACGTGTACTTGATCGGGCCAGTTTCCAATATTTAAATTTTGGAGTGCTGGTGTTGCGCTTGAAAACATTACTGCGCCTTTAAAGTGTGTTCCTGCCATGTTATTTTTCCTTTTGTGTCCCAGTATTAAATTGGTATTGCAGTCTCTGGGTGCGTACTACTACACAAGCCTGAATACCTATAATAATAAATTATTATATGTAGTGGTTAAAATATATATGATTTTTGATTAGAGTGCAAGAGATTGCATAGTGAATGTTCGTTTTTCAAAATAGTAGCTTTTTACTAAGTAGCTACAGAAACTTGTGGTGCAGCGTCTTCTACCTTACTAACATGGTGTGCTAGTTCAGCTTCTTTCGTCTTAATATCAGCAATTACTTGTCTGACTTTATGATCTATCTTGACCATATCAAGAGTATATCTACCCTCGTTAAGATGCTCCTGCTCCCAGTTCAATTCCAGTGACCTTTTCGCTTTGTAAAGGTCTTGTAATTGTTCCATCTTGGACCTCCTCATAGGTTATCCATTTTATAGACTGACTTGTAAATCCGTCTTTTTCCCATCTTACACTTTTTTTTCCTAGTTTGTCAACTATTGAATTTTCAATAGCTTCAGCAGTGTTTTCACACACAACATTTAATCGCGCATGATAACCATATGCTCTGATATTAACTAAAAAATTTTTCATGATTGTCTATTCTTATAGCACAAAAAAAAGGGGCCCGAAAGCCCCTTTTTAATTTTATTATTTTAAACTAAACGCCTGAAGATCCGTAGATACCTCTAGGGTCAGAAAATCCGAAGACATATCTTTCTCTAGCTTTGTATCTTACGTTTCCAGTATCAAAGTCACCTTCCATAGTCGTTTTGATAGGTGATCTACTGAAATGTTTAAGACCATTTGGTACATCTGTTTTGATAAAGAACGCATCAGTATCAGTTAAGTAGTGATTAACTACATAACCTTCAGGGATCATTCCCATATTCTTAATTGCGTTGATATCATTATCAGCTGTTCCCACTCTACCTTGAGTGTTCATCAGTCTATCGGCAGTAAATTGTAGGTTAGAAGGAATTACTAATTTCATTCCTCTTGCTGCAATTTTTAAGCCTCTTTCATCAGTAAACGCTGCAATGTCGATTAACGATTGTTCCAAAGAAGTTTCGTTAAGATCGGCTTGCGTAGCTGGAGTATTAGCAAAAGATCCTGCTAATGTTGGGTGTGCAGCATTCAATAAAGATACTCCATCACCTCCAGCAAACTGTGCATTGAAACCATTGTTCAATACTGCTGCGCCTTTTACTTGTTTAGTGTTTGCCATAGATCTTGCTAAAGCTTTTGTATATCTAGACGCAAGTCTGTCATACAAGTTATCTTCAATAGCTTCTTCTGTGATTGCAAACGCTAACGCGATTGTTTCGTTTGTGTATCTAGCAGTGAAAGTTTCTTGTGCGTCATCAAACTGAATGCCTTGGCCTTCAGGTTTAACGGCTGCATTTGCGAAACCAGATAACATCACTTCTTCTTCAAACGCTCTGTCTGAAGATTCCGTATCAAATATCTCTTTTGTTTCATCTGCGTAGTTTCTGTACTCAAGTCCAAATAGTGCATTTAGACCTGGCTCTAGTTCTTTAACTAGTTGTGCTCTTGATATTGCCATGTTTATATTCTCCTATTTGGGGTTATTTATATGCCGCGGCATTGTTACTGTAAGAAACAATAATATCTGCACCAGGGACTGTGAAGTCTTGCTGATTCATAACATTTGCTGATCTTACGATTTTCCACATGTAGTTAGCCACACCAGTAGTTGCAACTCCACTTAAATCTAAACTAGAATCGGACATACCATTTCTTCCGGCTCCAGCTGTATTTAAGTTAAAGCCAACATTAGTTAATGTGTTAAAACTAGCATTAGTTAATGCTGCGTCTGCTCTTACTGTGTATTCTTGATCTGGGTTAGTATTTACAAAAGCAGTAATATTATTACTACCTGTATTATAATCTATCGCAGATGTTTGACCTCCAGCTAAACCATTAGTCCATGAAGGTTTTCCAGTTACGTCAACAAAAGTTGCGCCATTGAAAACACCAAGACTTAGATTTCTTCCGCCAGTACCTGCTGCCCAGACTGCGCCACCGGCTACATTGTCTGTCATTGCTGCTGCTGTTTGATCTTGAATAAATCCAAGAACACCTGCTCCGCCAGCTGCTGTCTGCATTCCTACAGGAGCGCCTTTGAAAATAGGTCTTGTTACTCCGGGAGCGGCCCCGCCTTGAACTAAGAATTCAGATTGACCACCTGTAGCTGGAGTATTTCCAACTGTCATAGTCTGTCTGCATCCAAAGCCCGCTGTGCTATTATTTGCCATATTTTTTTTTTCCTTTTTATGTACCTGCCTCGAAAGGCTTATAGTACGGTTTATATTTTTTCTGTTGGTTTAGGAATTACTAAATAATTAGTCTTTCTTTGTACCACCAAAAGTTACACGAGTCTGCCTTTCACTATTGATTGGCATACTTGGGTGCTGCTCTTTAAGAAGATCGTTGTTTACGGCTTCGTCTCTATCTCGTGTTTGTTTATTAAAATATTTTTCACGAGACTGTGCGATTTCTTCAGATATCCTAGCCAGCACTAGGCCTCCTACTCCTATGACTCCTGCGTATTTTCCTTCATTCATACTTGGAAAGTTTTCGTTTGGATATTCGTCAGCTCTCACTAACTCCCATCCTTCTCTTAGTTTGCCGGCCATATTTTTGGTGTCGTCAAATCCAAGAATTTCTGATCTTATCCATCTATGTCTGAACCCGTGGGGCGCAGGTGGTGCATCAAGTGATGAGGGTGGAGTCCATGTAGTTTTTTTAACTTCTTTAGCTCTACTTTCGCTCGCACGTGAAGTCTTTATTTTTTCATTTTCCATATGCTTATTGTCCTTCCGTGATATTGTTTACTTGTTTCGCATACTCTTCGAGTGGCACGCCTATTCTTTTAGCAATTGCTACCTGAGACGGCGAGAGTCTTACAGTTTTTTTGCGTCCTGTTGAAGCTGAACGATTAGCTGAAGCTACAGCTTGAGTAGGTTTTACTCTTTCTGTAGTATTTGATAGTACTTTATCAAATTTGTGCGGAAACTCAAGTCTTATTCTTGAATCAACTTCAACATAATATTCGTCAGATTTAGGGTCATATCCCTCTTCTTCCACAAGCTTTTTATGTATATCAAAAGCCGTATATGTCATTGCTGTATCATTACCAAACCAACTGTTTTTAGAAGCCCACTCTTCGGCTCTAGGATCAGATTGTTGTGGTTGTTGCTTTTGTTGAGTATTAATATTTACTTCTCTTTCTCTAGGAGCAACATCTTTATCAGCAATTTTTAAAGAATTTAATCTAGCATTTTCTACAGATAAATTAGCTAATTGTTCTTGTGCTGCAATTTGCGCTTCCACGTTTTGAGACTCAATAGCATTTTTAAGAGCTAGTTTTGCTGCTGCCAAACTAGTTGTAACTCTACTTTCAAACTCAGAAACATAGGACTTATCTAATTTAGATAATCTTTTTTCTGCGGCATTTTTTTGTTCTGTGACTGATTGAGCATAAGTAACAGCTTCTTCTTTCTGTCTTTCTGCTTCTCTCATTTTACGAGTAAGTTTTGCAATACGTTTTTGAACGCCTTCACTATACTCTTTTAACTCATCTTTTTTTGTTTCTACTTTTTCTTCTCCTACTTTTGTCTCAATAGGTTGTTCTATTTTTTCAACTTCTATTATTTCTTCTGCAACAATTTCTTTTTTTTCGGGTTCGCCTTTAGAATCAAAATTAATTTCAGCACCTTGTTCTTCGCCTACATCAACTAGATCTTGTTTTCTTTCTTCTGTGTCTGGCATAGTTCCTTCCTATGGTTAAATTAAATGAAGAAGAGATTCAGGATCTTTTACAGTTCCTAAAATTTCATCATCGTTAAGTATTCTCACTTCACCACCTTCTATTGCTAATCTTGAACCCGCGTAACGAGCAAAGATAACCCAATCTCCTTTTTTGCACCAAGGTTTTCCAAATTTTTCAGGATCCTTGTATGCTAAATCTCCTATTTTTAAAACATAGCCACATGTTGTAGCTATTCTTGCTTTGTCTAAAGTTTCTTGTGAAAATATTACTCCACCTTTACTTTTTTCTTTTGGTGTAAAAGGTAAAACTAAAAGTCTATAACCAGATGGTTCTGGTAATTCATCAACCGTATCTTGTCCAAGATTTTCTGGAGTTAATGGTTCTTTTACGTTTATTGATTGTAATTTTTCTTCTTCAGCTTGTTTTTCGTATTTTTCTTCTAAAGCTAGTTTAATTTTTGGTGCTTCCTTTTGACTTTCCGTTTCCAATGTCGATAACGTTTCCTTGTTCATCTTTTTGCTCCTTAGGGTTTAGCAGGTAAGAGATATCCTGTAATGTTAATTGTATTCCGTGTGCTTGTCCTACTAGATAACGGTATTTTTCTATACTGTCAACCCCTCCAGCCAATAAAGCATCTCCTATTGTTTGTAGTCTTTCTTGTAATGATTTTTGTGTTTTACTTATTAAAGTTATTTCGTCCATTTTTATCTTTCTAGCAATTCCATGCTCGCAGAGACTTGTTTATTCTGCTATTAGGGTCTCTGGCCGTTTTAGCAGATGTTAGTTTCTTTTTCATTCCGCCCATTCTTGCACAAAATGAAGCTCTTCTTTTATTACCAACTTTTTTACTAGGTGCTTTTAAAGTACCACCTTTATAACTTGCTCTTCCTTTAGCATTTAATCCCCCAGACTTTGATTTACCTTCTTTTCTAGTCCATGCTGGAGTTTTAGGCATTTTTCTTTTTTGGAAAACCTTTTTTCATATTTGCATACGCTTTTTTAGAAATAGTAGAATTTTTTTTACTTCTTGAAGTTCCAGCTTTTTTACGAGCATTTATATTTGCCCAAAGTCCTTTGGGTTTAGCCATTTAATACCTTTCCACAATCCATACATTTAGTTATAAAAGTTCTTATTTTTGTTTCTGCTGTATTTGTAC